GGTGATACCATATGCCATACCTTCAGAAGTATCTGTAGTATGTTGCTTATCTGGTTCGTTCTTTGCTAAATTTTTCTTTTTCTGTTCCTTTGAGATTTTTGGTCCACCCATTGGATCACCATACTCGTCTCTCTCAACTTGTTCCTTTTTTACGCAGTTTGGATACCTCTTACCAAACATTGTTTTCATACCTTTCTTCTCATATCCCTTCCAGCATTTTTCAGTAAATTGTTGGAATGATACACCAGCTGGTTCGAACTCTTCTTTTTTACTACTATTACCCCAGTTCGCAGCACCAACCTTACGACACTTAACTAAAGCACCAGAAGCATATGCACTTGGCCATACAGAATATCTTGACTTAACCTTATGATAACAGGCATCTTTACTTCCACTGCCCTTACCTTTCTTATCTGCTTCTGTTACGACTTCTTCTTTCATTTTTTTCTTTGCACCTATCTTATCTATCTGTCTACCAATTTTACCACCGATTTTAGAACCTACATATCCACCTGCTAGTTCACCTGCAACCATTGCAGGACCATCAGGAATTGCAACTCCCGCAGCTCCACCAAGAGCACCACCAACAAAAGCACCTGCTTTTTCAAATTTACCAGATCCAACCATTTTAGATTTATTTCCATATTGTGCTTCAGAAACAACCTCTTCTGTCTGTTGTTGTTTTTTCTTTCCCATTTTCATTAGACTATCTACACCTTTAGAAACTGCTAGTCCAGCAGCTGCTGGTCCTGCAACATTCTTTACAACTTTCATTCCCTGATTTTTTGAAAAGTCTCCTGCTTTATCTTTAACAAAATTTATACCTTTTTCTGCTCCTTGTTTTACAGCAGTAGTTCCTTTTTTTCCATATTGTCCTGTTGTACCATCTTTATTCATACTTGGAACATGCTTAAACATGTGAGTGGACTTTGGAGTTCTAGTTCCAGCTGCTACAGATGGTTCTTTAGATGTTCCTTTACCAGGAGTAGGTGCTAAATATTCTCCAAATTTCTTAACTTTATCTACTATACCTTCATCAATTTCATTTCTCCAATCAGAGTAACTTTCTTTCATTTTCTTTTTCCTTGGACTATCAGTTGATACGTATGTTGGTTTAGCAGCACCAGATTTAGATTGTTGACCAGGATCTGCTTTCTTTTTGCGACGTGCAGCAGATAATCTTTCTGCCTTTGTCATGCTTGCTCTCTTTGCAGAGGATACACATTTAGGTGTTCCTTCACCAGGTTCATCACTGGCACAGGTTCCACCCGTAACGACGTTGACCCAACCACCTTTTCCATCTTTGGATTTAGAACCTTTGAACCATTTATGTAGAGAACCTTCAGACATCCCGCCACCATTTCCTCCACCGTTTCCACCATTGCCATTTCCGCCATTACCATTACCATTTCCATTTCCATTTCCACCATTTCCATTACCATTCTTTTTACCATTGCTATCATCATCATCTTTTTCATTACGTAAATATCCACCATAACCAATGCGATAACCCTTTGGAATTGGTTTACACTTCTTATCAGTTTGACAATAATAGTATCCAGATTTACACTTTTTCATTCTTTGGATTCGATCCCTCCTTATTATTTAGAAAACCTTTTTTCAGTATCTTTGATAATTCTGAAGTAGACCCAACAAACAGAGCATTATTTGTAACATTATTTGTAGTCTTATTATCTTCTTCAACTTCCTTTACTTTCTTTTGTAAGTCCATAAGTTTATCAGTTGTGTCTGCCACAGACTTAATTAACTGACCTGCAACCTCATATGCTCTTGGACTTGCAGTCTCACCAGCAACTTCCATGATACCATTAATTGCTTCTTGTCCCTTTTCTATTAATGAATATAAATTACCTCTTGTGTAATCATAATCTTTACCTACATCTTGTCCTTCAACTTTTTTAATTTGATTTTTCTTTTTAGAAACAACATCCTCTGGTGTTGGAATAATTTCGGACTTTATATTCAAAGCCTCGTCAATAGGATCATAGTTAGTCATTAGATATCAGTTTGCCTTGTAGGACTGTAAGATTTAGAATCAGAGAAGAATGATGTGGTTTCACTGAATCCAAAATCATCATCAGGTCCAGCATCAATAGGATCTGGAGTAACTGTATATCTAACTTCACGTTTTGCATTTTGAGTATCAGTGTTTGTGGCATAATCAACCTGAACTTTTTTGATAAGTCCTGATGTAGATTCTGCAACAGGACCAAATAGATATGTTTTTGCAGTAAATCCTAGAGTGTATATAAGTGCTCTTCTTGTAGAAAAATCACCCTCATAATCATCCTGAAAATTAATACTATCTAATACGATTGGTATATCTCTTTTCTCTCCAATTGATTTAACTAAATCAACCGTTAGATTAAATGATGGTTGGAAATATGGTAAAATTTGTTCGATAATTTGTAGAGCATCATCGTTTAATTTTGCAAGTATATTTAATTCAAATCCAATATTATATGGAACTGGCATAAAAACTTTTTTAACATTAGTTCCATCAGACGTTTTAAATGTTTGTGTGACACCACTTTTTCTTGATGGATCATAAGAAACATTGTTCATCTCAAATGACATTCGAGGAAGAGTGATTCCAACTGGTTTATTTAAATCTGCCTGTTGTTCTAATCTTGCAAGAAATTTTTGCGAAGGTCCATATGCCAAAGGAACTTTCAATTCACTATAAGTATTACTTGCACCGTCATCATGACGAATACTAATAGCGTTAAAAAGTGTTCCAAAAGTAATAATTGTCTTTCTAATTATTTCGTGATAGTAATAAGTTCCTAACATTAAAATGTACCAAATGGATTATTTTCTGAGAAATCAATAATTGCATCAGCTTCTGTTTCGATTTCATCACCTTTATCATATTTATCAGCAAATTCTGCAGACTCTATAAAGTCAACTGTATAAGATGCAGAAGAACCTGCTCCAGTTATTATATCACCTGCAACAAAAGTTCCATTTGTTGTTCCCACTTTCAATGTATTTGTAGTTACATTCCAAGACTTGACTCTTGCTGTTGCATTTGAAACTGATCCAGTTACAACTTCATTGAACTGGTAAGTACCAATACCTGTAACAACAGGTGGAGAGGAAATTGTTGCAATTCCAGTTCCACTAGTGTATCCAATACCAGCATCGGAGATTAGAACTTGTGTTACAGTATTAGCAGCACTTACCAATACTCTACCCGTTGCAGTTCCAACTCCAGATGTGGGAGTTGTAAAGAATAGATTTGGTGCTGTTGGATACCCATCTCCACTTGATGTAATTGTAACAGATCCAATACCAGCGGAATCAGTTACCATTAATGCAGTTGCAGCAGCACCCACACCATAGGATGTAGATCCAACACCAAGAACAGTTGATGCAGCACTAACAATAGTAACAGTTGGTGTAACTGTATATCCAGCACCAGAATTTGTAATTAGTATTTCTTTAACTGAATTAACTCCATTTATGGATGTTGTAATCGCAACAGCAGTTGCATTTATTCCTCCTGAAGGTGCAGTTCCTATTGCAACAGTTGGTATTTCCGTATAATTATATCCGTCTTCATTTAAGAATATTTTTCTAACATATCCAGTTGCTGTTGACACACCTAAAGTTGCTTGCGATCCACTTGATATTAATTTAAGTGAAGTAATATATCCTTGATCTACCAGAGCATCATCAATCTCCTCTGTTGTGGTGCTAAGTTGATTCCAACCACCCAACTCATCTTCAAGTTCAAAGAGTTCACAACGAAGTTCATAAACATAATTTTTACCTAATTGATAAAAAGGTTTTTCATGTTCTACAAATTTTATTTCAAAAATTCTATTACCTAAAGGAAAATAAATTAAATCTCCTTCACTTGGTCTACTTGTAACCTCGATCTCATTCTCTGGTAATTGTTCTAAAAATGGTGAAATAAAATCCTCAAACCTTTCTTTTGATATTGTAACTATGAGCTCATCTTTCAAACTCATACCAAATTTAGTCATGATATCACCAGCACCACCATATCCTTCATAAGTATTCACATATGCTTCAATAGAAAAGTTGTCTCTAAATGATGATGATTGTATTTCAGTAAAAATACTATCTTTATTGACAATTCTACGTGGTAAATATATTACCTCAACACCATAAATTTTTAACTGTTCATTGATTAAATCTTGAACAAGTCTTTGTTCACTTTGTGATCCTTGTAGAAAAAAGGGATTTAATGCCATTTCAATTAACCTATAAAATCAAGAGGAGGCATCTCATACTCTTTTACTATCCTTTCTCTTATTATTTCCATTTCTTTCTCTGCATCGTCGTATATTTGTCTTCCATTTAATTCCAATCCACCTGGTAATTTAACACCCTGAAATTTAATTAAGTTTTGTCCCCACTGTCTTTTTATGAGTGTAGTAAGATATAATTTTACAAATGGATCATTATATATCTGTGTAAATGAATCAGGATCTAATGCACGATAACAATCAAGAACAATAAACGTACCTTCTTCTTGGGCACTCCAGTCAATATCAAGATATAATCTATCTTGTCTTTTATTAAATCTTATTTGTTTGTCTGTTGTCAATAGAAAATCTATATCTTCCAGATATCTTTTTGTCATGGAATATTGTAAAAGATTTACTGCATTAAAATAATATAAGTCATTTAAAAATAACTGATATTTAATACTAAACATTCCACCAGATATTGTACTCGTATCAAATTTGAATATCTTTTCTACACCAATTACTGAATCTGGAACTTGTATGAAATTGGAAGTTTCATAAAAGTTGGAAGTCATAGTTCCCATACCACTAACGTTTGTAGATGTACCTGTAGTTGTTACAATACCAACTCCTGATGTTCCTGATGCTTTTCCTCTATCAATATCGTCCTGAGTAATTTTATATTTTAAATACATTCTCTCAACACCTTCATAATTTCTTTCTTGAAAATATTGAATAGTGTCATCAAGTAAATCATCTACTTGATCATCATCTACATTTACTTCTAAAACTGGCGCACCTAATTTTCGAAAACAGTAATCAATAAGTCCTTGTCTAGTACTTGGTTTAGCCATTAAAATGCACCTCCATCGATTAATCCAGCAGTAAGTGTTCCGTCAACAAAAACATTATTAGCAAATGTTGCTATCGCACCAAATGTTGCAATACCAGCACTAACAATAAGTCCTCCAGTATTGATTCTTATACCTGATCTGGCAGTAATAATACCAATAGAATCAACATTAGTAACGTCTTCATAAGTAAGTGTTCCTCCAATACTTAAATTACCCGCAATTACAGCATTAGTATTTACTTGTAAAGAATTAACAGTTGCTATACCTGTGATATTTAGAGAGTTACCAGTTACATTATCAAGAACTATATCGTCCTTTATGAAAAGATCTCCACCAACAAATAAATCACCTGATGTGGTAACTATTCCCACAAATGTAGATAATCCTGCTACATTTAATGACCCTAACGTCCCTAACGAAGTAATGAAAGGTTGTGCAGCAGTCTGAACTGTTCCTGTTAAAGGTCCTACAAATGATGTTGCAGTAATTATACCTGCATCAACATTTGTTAGAGTTGAAAATCCTGTTACACTTAACTGAGATACCGAAGCGATACCACCTATAACATTTATAGCAGTTTGAGCGCTAATAGATCCACCACCCGCACTGGATAGTATTTTTATTGCGTCTGTTTGTCCAACCCTAACTTTGATAGGCATTATCGAGTTACTCCCTCTCTTAAGAGTACAGAACCTTCCACAACTCTTGTTTTTTCATTAGCCGCATTTGTTATCACAATATCATACACATATCGACCTGGTTTTGGTACATTAGATGCTGATGCTGATAAGGTAATTAATATTTTTCCCCCAGAAGCATCCATTACAGTGGTGGTAAAATCAGTTTTTGAAGTACTACCAGCATGTTTTCTAAACTGAGCTGCGACTGAAAATCCATTCAAATCCAATGGACCTGAATCATCACTCTCTACTAAATCGAAAGTTTGACTAAAATCTGATCCTGCATTGATAACCAAATTCGAAACATATACAGCTGCCATCTACTTAAAATAATATTTGCTAATTATATTTATGTGTTATTATTGCCCTCAACTAAAATTTTAAGTAACGACTTGATTTCATCAATATCTTTTTTCATATTTTGTATCTCTTCTTTTTGATTTTTTCTTAACTTTTGAGATTTAACGTACTGGTCATATCCAATATCATCGCAGTTTATAATTGCTCCTGTTCTTTCATCTCTGTATAAATGTGGATGTCCTTCTACTTTAATCATTACTTAACAGCAATTGCCCTCAATTCTTTAACTCTAGGTGGTAGAGCCTGATTCGTTCCAGACATTACAATTTTAATTGTGAATCCTGTAAATTCAGGTAGGTTATCAACAGTAAATTGATACTCTTTAAATTGATTATCTAAACTTGGTGTAACTATTGTATCAGGTCTTCCATCATTTTTGGATTCATCATCTACAATGAACCCCTCATTATTTGTTTTTGTAGTATTTTTAAAACCAGGAAATAGTTCAAATGATTGTTCAATTTCATTAGAGTCTGGTCTAACTAAACTATAAAGAACTCTAAAGTCTGATGATTCAGGTCTAAATGCACTTAATATTACTTTTAATGATGTTGCAGGATTTTTAAGATCCACTGTATTACTCATATAAATTGCAGCATGAGGATCATTTTCTATTGAGTTTACACGACCATCACTATCATAATTTTCCAAATTAACTGGTCTATCTAATCTATGACTTATAAACTCAGTCTCTGATCCACTGGATAATAATATTACGGGTGATAGGTTTTCATCATTTGAACTTAAATTAAGAATAGTTGTGAATGATTTGTTTGATGGTAAACCACTTAAGTATTGATTTTCATTTATCTTTGATGCAACTAACTTAACATCATCAAATGAATTAATGCTATTAAGTTGAACATCTTGAAATCCATTATCTAAGAATGATATTTCATTTCCACTTGCACTTGTACCAGAAACACTTCTAATTGATGCCTGTATGCCTGTTGTAGCACCCTCTACACCAGTAGGGGTTAATACATCATATCTTGGAACTATGGCACTATAAAGTAAGTTCTGGGTCATTTTTACATTTGATCCACCTAAAAATTCATCACGACTGAATGATAATTGAGGAAAATCATTAGTAGTATCATAAACAGATCTATTTGCTCCATTTTTAGACCTGTCAAAGGTTACGTGATAAGTATCAAGATCTATAGGTTGTCTAGGATAACCAACTACTGAAAGACCTGTTGTATCAGTTGTCTCTAATCTTCTTATGGATACTCCAGATATCTCATGTTTTCTAATCACTGAATTAATTGAATGATCTATTACAACTGTATCATCAACACCTCTTTGACTATTACCAATGTTTAGCACACCTGTTCCAACAGATTCATATCCTATAATCTCACTTCCAACTTTCACATATCCAGTATTTGCAGCACCGACTGCTACTCCTTCAAAATTAGTAAATTGAGATGTTGATGCAACGCTGATAATTGATGTTTCTGTTTTACTTAAATCTGCAGTTATTACAGTTGGTTCTACATCAGATTCAATATCACTAATTTTTACTTTATTAGATGTTGAGTGCATTCCATGATTAAAATGTTCGACAAACAGTACATTACCTGCATGTGCTCCACCATCAAATGCAACAGTACCAGTACGAATAGCACCCGTGGTACCCATCGATACAACAGTTCCAGCATCATTGAAATATTTGATTTGAGTTCCATTTTGGAATCCGTTTGAACCATTATCAGCCTGTATATTTGTTAGGAATAATGTGTCAATACCGTCTATACTTGCAATTGTTATCTGAGCACCAGTTCCTCTTCCTCCCTTTCCACCAACTGTTTCAGTTACGATACCAACAATATCTCCAACTTGATATCCATTTCCTCTTACAACTGGAGTTGTATTAACAGATGTTATGGCACCATTACTATCAACCCCAGTAATATTTAATTTTAAACCAGAACCTCTACCAGTTATTGCGAATGTTTCGACATCAGAGTCAGTTTCGTAATTTGATCCTCCAAGATTTGGAGATGCATTTAAGGTTAGTGCAGAACAACCAACACCTGTGATTACAGCAGTACTTGCATTTTGACCTCCACAAATTTTTCGACCTGGTGAGAGTAATGATCCCATTCCTTGGTTTGTGGTTATACCTATTGATCCTGTTTTTGAGAGAGTAAATAAAGGATTATCTATCGTTGAAGTTTCATAACCATTACTTTCATCCAAATCAGGATTATGAAAGAATGCTGAACCTGACTGTGATGTGAATTTAGCTTTATATAATTTAAAGGTTATATCTTGATGTTGATCTTCAGTCCAAAGAGCACCATTTTGTGATTTAAATATTGCACCAGCACCATACTGAGTTGAATATATTATAGATGAACCAGGATTTGCTCCTGTAATTGTTGATGGATTTACGGCAGTTCCACCATGTCTTCCTGTCCAGACAGTGTATGCAACACTTCGTGGTGCAAGTAACACAAAAGAATAAGATCTACCTGGTGCCAGATAAATTGGTTCAGGAAAAGTAAATTTGGTTGCTTTACTTGCTTCGTTTGGATCAGCTTCAATGAGTGTAACTTCATTTCCATTAGCATCAGTTCCCTTTGGTTTAAGAGTTCTGCTTCTTCCAATAACTTCCATTGATGGTCTTGCATCTGCAATAGTTGATCTTATTTCACATCTTATTGGAGAATTTGCCACAGTATCTACTGTTGCAAAATAAACTTCAACTGCAGTTACAAAAGCACCATTTTTATCTTTATTAGCATCTTCAGCACTTGGTGCTTCTACGTTACCACCAACTATAAATGTTTGTGCAAGAGGATCACCATGTCTTCTACGTCTGCCTGGTCTTCTACCCGTAAGAATGAAATTTGTAGTATTAGTTGTTGTTGTAACTGTAGTCTGCCATTCTTCGACTGTTCCTCTAGAATCATATGTATTCTCTGCAGTTATGAGTCCAAATTTTTGTGTTGGTTCTACATTTTCATTCGTAGGACTTGTTGTGACTTTAAATTCTTTTACACCTACTTGTATTTTAACTGGTGGTGCTGGTTGCATATTTGGATTACGAATAAAACATGAACCAATCACTTCACCATAAGCATCGGTAATTAATCTTATATCTTTCACGTATGAAGTGGCACCACTCTCTTGACCAACTAGTTGTGCATTTTTTGTAACATAACCAAAATATTTACCTTGTGCTTCCTCAGATAATGCCTTTGTATCAATATTCAAAACTGTTGATGACTGACTATAATTAGAAGGTATTTCAGTTAGACCTGAAGTATAAGGATTATTAAAATATGTCTCTGATGGATTATTATATTTTCCAGATTTATGATCTGGTTGACATAATCTAAATTTCATAATTACATTACCTTGTCGATTAAGAGCATGAACTTCCTCTCCAATCTTATAGACACCATTTGATCCAGATACAGATCCATTTCTAGTTGGTGTTATTTCAAGTAATTTTGGAATTACATCAAATATTTTTTGTCCATCAAGGAACACATATGTTTCAACAAAATCAACAAATCCTTCAGATATGAATTGAATATTTCTTGATCTCATAAAATCATCATTAGATGTTGAAACTAAATTATTTTGTCTAGTAACTTCTGTATTAGTCCTTGTAACTGTACCACGTACTGTGTTACCAATAATCTGCACATTCCTAACTCTTTCTCCACCTAATCCGAATCTTCTTAAATCTCTGAATTGGTTGAAAGCTGCTCGACCCCTTCGGAAATTTCCAACATTTAATCGTCTCTCTCTAGTAGTTCCCGTTTGTTGTACATGTCGATCTGCAAGTTGTGTAGATCGAGTCCATCTATCAAATTCAGGATCTAATTCTACTTCACCATCAAACACAGGTAGTTCGTAGGGATTAACATTTATAGTTTCTGTTGCATATGGTTGTGTAATCCACTCAACTTCATCATAATTTAATGTTACAACATTTCCTGTTTTTTTGACATTTGAATCAAATAAATCAAAATCTGTATTGAAATCTAACTCTGAACTTATTGTAATTTGTGCAGGTTTAATTTGAGAAGCAAGTGTATTCCTTGTTCTAAATGGTATTAATTCTTCCGATTCAGGATTTATCTGTATTAATGAATTTTCATTAATAAAACTATAATTTTTAAAAGGATCTGCAAACAAACCACTTTTAAATCTATTCCTACCCTCTTCATCTTGTATTTGTAATGTTTGAGCACTAACTTCTAAAAGAGATAATGTTGTAGTTTCTTCTAAATTTGTAACTCTATCTTCAATATCACCAATGTCTCTCATGGTAAATCTTCGATTATCTATAAGAGTTAAACCTGCATCTTGAGGATTGTATAAGTAAGGTGGTAATGAAATTATTGCAAGTTCCATTAACTCCCCAATCTTGGTTGGTGGTTTTGGATCAAGAGATGAAACACCCTTTTCATAGACAAATTCACCAAATTTATTCATATAAACTGTATCTTGTCTACCTAGATAAAAACTATAACTAGCAGTTGAAGATTCATTTGGTGTAAAATAATTTAAAATTGCAGTTCCACTAAAATCTCTATTACTAAATTCAAAAGGAGATCCTGTATCTGTTGCAGGATTGTACACAGAAACTCTGGGTCTAAAATCAAGTGTATCAGTAGCTCTTATATTAAACTCACCAATGTTAGGTATATCTTTTGAAAATCTTTCTTCATCATAACTTCTCACCGTAAATACATCTCCATCTTCGGAAGAAACAGAATAATAATCAAATACAACCAATAATTGAGAACTTGGTGCTGAAACATTTTGATTACGAACTAATTTAGAATAATCATAGAATTCGTCTTTCTGACCCTTATCTAAAGTAAATGAATTTGTTATATCTTTATATTTTCCAATATCAATAGATTCAATATTTGATTTTATATTTGACTCTTCAAATTCAACTAATTCACCTGTTTCAAATTTTCCTGATGTAATATAAACTATTTCTAATACATTATTAGAAGGTGAGGAAACAACTCTTGCAATCGTATTAGTTTCTTTACTTACTATATTTTCACCAATAATCGCATTATTATGTACAGCAACAGTGCTTGTAAATGTTAACTTATCTAATACTGGTGCAGATTCATTAGTTGATTCATAAACTGCTAAAAATTTAGCAACATCTGGATAATTTAAAGAGATTTCTTCGTCTTGAACTCTCAATCCATATCTAGCATCAAAAGTGAGTCCGTCTGCAATTGAACTACCATTCCCACCTGCAACACTTCCAGATTCTGCATTTCTTGATCTAGTTACATTTAATGTTTGACTTCTGTTATATTGTTTTATCTTGGATTTTACTTTATTCTTAATTAAAGATACATTTACTGTTTTACTATCATTCGCAGCAATATTTGTAAATGTAACAGAAGCACCATCAGCACCATACGAAAAAGTGTCACTTGTTAACGTTGTCAAGGGACTACCATTACTGGCAGTAGACATGGTATATCTTTCTTGATCAAAAGTATCGAATATTACATCTGAAACATCTGTAATATCACTAGTGTTTATTGTTAATTGATTTGAACTTGCGTTTTTAGATATTTGTTTTGTAATTTTTATTTTTGATTTTGTAAGATCAACATCAGCTATATTAGGATTTAAAGGTACATACAAAGCTCCTGTACCTCTGACAACTGGAGCACCAATAAACATGTTAACTGTTTCTGTTCCAGATGTAAGAGATCCATCATATACTCCAGCAACAGAATCAGGTATTAAAGCAAGTGTGATTGTTCCATCTGCATTTATAGATGAGACTGTGTTAAATGTATCTAATGTAGATCCTGCTTTTCGATATGTAACTAAAGATCCTTTTCTAAGACCTTTAAATCCTCCACTCACTGACGCAGTTGCAATACCAGCAGTTACAGATACTTCAGTTATGGCATTTGGTAAATTAAATTTTTCAATAACTACGTCACCTTTTAAATTATTACCATCTCCTATGGATCTTATGTTTTGTGCTGTATATTCTGTTTTTATACCTATTGTTCTAGGAAAATCAACACCATTAATTTGTATCTGTTCACCGACACTAAATGATCCTGAAGTTTCATTCAACGAAACAACTGTTGATCCACCTCCAGCTCCTACAGCAAATCCACTAGCACCACTATTTTTACCTTTAATAAATGACCCTTTTGGTAATTCTGTATTACTTACTGATTGATTTAAGACCAAATCGGTATTTGTTTGAGCATCAAATAGTCTTAACTCCCATTTTGTAGTTGCATCTTCATATGCAGCGTCTTCTAAATTAAATGAATAAACTCTTGCACTTCCTATATTTGTTCCTGTAGAATTAAAATTATCAAATAATTTTACGACACTTCCCTGAACAGCAATAGCTTTTGTAACGTTATTTAATTTTAATACATTACCCATCTCAAAACCGACACCTATATCACTTCTAATTCCAACATCTCTTGGTTTATCAACATCTATAATTGTAGTCCCTGTTTTTTCAATATCGTATCCTCTTACATAAACCTCACCTGCAGATATTTTTAAACACATTAAATCATCTGATGGTGTGTTCTCTTGTTCAGTTTTTTCATCTTTAAAAAATAAACCATTATTTCCCAAATTATCATTTAATGAATTAAATAAACCCATGTCAAATGGTTCTATACTATAATCACCAGATTCATCATAAGTTCTTTCTGCAATATAATCACGAATTTTATTATATTCACTTTTTGATTGAATTATCTTTAATTTTCCTTCATCAACTCTCATTAACTCAATAAAATCAGTATCATTTTTATCTGTTAATGTTTTTTTAGTTAAAGTAAGTTTTATTTTTAACCTATCTGCACCAGGTGCTGCAAAGTTACTAAATCCTTTAGCATTATCAAATAATGTGTCATCTTCTTTTGCATTAACAATTAATTCTTCTATCTTTAAACCCACTCGATATGAAGGAGTATTTGTATAAGGATCTAATATTATTGATTGATCTGAAACATTTACAAAAAATCCTCTTACAAAATATACACCTTTAGATATGAAAGCAGCAGATCCTACGGAAGTTGCATCTACAGAGACTAATGATGCAAAAGGAGTATTAGCATTTATCGTTGTATTTCCATATACTACATTTTCATCTGCACTTAATGATTCACCATCAGTAAATGAATTAAATTGTGAATTATTATCAGCACTTAAGTAATTAACGTATAAAGTAACATTTTCTATTTCTCCTGCATCTGGGAGTGCTACTGATTTTACAATAGCTTCAATTCCAGATTCAGATCCTCTAATTTTTTTTCCAATGAAATTTTTAATGTAAACTGATATATCAATATTAAAATTAGTAATGTTTAACTTTACTGCGTTGTACTGAATATCATATGCTATTCCACCAGGTATTACTACTGATCCATCTTTAAATATATTATCACCAAACTTTTCTACTTGATTTTGTAATATTGATTGTTGCTGCGTTAATTCTCTAGCTTGCACTGGAAAACCAGGTTTATATAAAACCTTATGAAAGTTCTTTTCACTATCGAAATCATCGTAGTATGGACTTGCATTTAAATTGATTTTTTGTGCCATTTGTTTAGAATTCTAGAATAATTTTAACGTCTTCTTTTTGCCTAATGTTTCTTTCAACTTCCTTTCGATTGTCAATGTAAATAACATCTCCAGTCTTTTTATTTATCTCAGAATTAGCAAGTCCTTTTGTAAACTCAATACCTAAGTTGACTTGTTTATTGCCAACAGTTGTAGTTATTCCAGTAAAACCCGCATCTATTGAACTTGTAAAAGATGCTGAACCTGATCCTGTTATGGTTTTCTCAGACGAATCTGTGGATTCAAAAGATAATACCTTAGCTCTTGAGTTCATATTCGGATAATCAGTGGTATCAGATGATGATTGGTTAAAGTTTAAACTTCGATCTTGAAAATATTTTAAAACAAAAGTATCTGGATCATAGGATGCAACGGTTGCTCTCGCAGTACCACCAGTTACAGTTTGTGCTATTCCAGCACCGATTAAAGTACTTAAATCACTAACAGTGGTTATCGGTGATGATAATTTAATTGCTGATAATGAAGAAAATTGTGATGCCGTCATGATACCACTGACATCAAATTTATTTGGATTCTTTATTATTCCCACTTGTGCAAAATGTGTATCAGTAGGAAAATCTTTTGTAGAATCATCAAAACGAGAATAAACTAAAACTTTATCTGCACCAAGTTCAGTATAGATATCAAAACCATGACCTTTTGATGGAGGTATGATTGGTATTAGATTAGCACGAGTTCCTGTATCACTATTAAAAGGTATACTACTCAAATCAACCATAGCAAATGTATACCCAGAACCACCTTTAGTTACAATTACATCAGTTATTACACCAGATGTATAAGAAACTCTAGCTTCTGCACCATCACCATCTCCTAATATATTAACTAATCTTGAATTAGTGCCACCATTAGCATATCCTGCTCCACCATCCTTAATAACAACTTTTTTAATTTGGTTTTTGTTAATATCTGAGTTCCCTGCTTCTCTCACTGCCTGTATTTGAGCATCAGTTGATGTTGACCAATTATTTGGAAGCACTATGTATTCTGTAGAATCAAACTTTATTACATCACTTGGAGAAACTGTGTATAAGTATTTCCATGTGTAATTATCATTTACACCAGCAGCTGCTGGTTCTAAATCAGTAAAGGTGGGTTCATCTTTACTTTGCTCACCTAAATTATTATTTGAGGCACTAGCACCATTGTCTAAACAAATATAGACTTTAAATTCTGAGGTTATTACATAGTAATTACTTCTATACAAAGTTCCAGTTTGGGAATTAGGTGCTTTATTGTTGGCACTATAATCGTGACGATACATATCGTATCTTATGTTTGCAGCCCATGAATTTTTCTTGACAACTCTTCTGATATTAGAAGAATTAATCTTTTTACCAAACATCGAAGTACTTCTATAATGTGTCAAATACTCCAGATTATCTACTGGATCTGGAGTTCCATCGGCGTCATTCCAAGTGGATGTTCTACCAAAACCTACAGTGTTTCCAATACCTAAAGGATTTGGTAAACCTAAAAATACATAATAAGAATTATTAGAGTCCAACACGGAATCTACAAAATTACTTGCGTTTGCTATTCTAAACTGATCTGTTACTACAGCTGGCATATTATTAGTTTTTTAGATATTTATACAACATTTTTTAATTA